CCATACTTATCAAAGACTTTATACCAGTAATCACGTGTGCGGCAGTTGACGTGGTGCCAACCCACTTGCCCTGGAGGAGCTGCTGTTACAAAAGCATATTTGCCACGAGCAATGAGATCCATATAGTTCTCTTGGAACTCTTCCTCTACATGCTCTAGAAATTCAACTGAATAAGTGATGTCAAATGTAGTATCTGGAGGATCAAACTCTAAAGCACCCTGTGCAAAGTCATGAAGAATGAAGTTGTCTTCCTTAGGGAGCTTTGTCCAGTCACCATCAACACCATAGACTTCGAGACCGAACTTCTCCTCATACTGCTTGGCAGCTACGCCATCACCACAGCCAATATCAATGAGTGTCTCAGCTTCAGGAAACTCTTCTAGAAGAACTTGTAATGCTGTGGGGAGAATGTTTCCACCTAATTGACCACCCAAGTGGTCGGGGAGTAGGGGATCTCTTTCCCTACCCATATGATCAACTTTTGCCATAATAATAAATCTCCAGTTTTTATTTATTGGTGTATCAGGATACCTGATACTCGGAATTGTTTTTAGCTAAGTGAACAATCTTAGGATCAACTTCCATAAAGGCTTGGAAGACTTCAGGATATGCATACTGTGGCTCTAGAGTGTGAACTTTCTTACGATTATCCATGAAGTAGCGGTTGATTTGAGACTCATCATGCCATACAGCAATGATACCATTTTCCTCATCCGCCTTTACTCTATAGTCCAATTCCTGAACGAGAGCCTTGACTTCCTTCATGCGACCACCCCAGAGGCAACCTTGCCAGTAGACAGAGATGTCTTCTCCTGGTTTGATGGCACATTTGGAGGCTGGGTTGGTCTCGAAGGCACCTGGATATTCAGTATGAGGAGCCATCTTAAGAGCGTGGCAAGGGTGATGAACACCAGTAAGGGGTTTACCTTTGACAAATACTTCATCGAACTCTACCGTATCCACAACTCGGGTATCTGCATCTAGAAAGAGGAGATAATCATGCTTCTCAATCATATCCATCGCACGGTTGATAATATCAAAGCGATAGAGTGTGATGTAGGGGAAAGGAAGATGTTCCTGAGGAACAACAGTCATGTTGTCGGGAATATCTCCACCCAAATCCCCGTCAGTGAAAACATAATAATGCTTTTCTACCCCAGGAAACAGCTTCTCTTCAGCTGCTTCGTAGTAGGGAGGGAGGAACTCAAGGTACTTAGCAGTACCGATAAAAATAATAGCTACGCTCATAATACTTTCCATCCTTTACAATATAGATCTGAGAGATCCTTCTTACCTGCTAAGGGAGCACCGAACCATTGAGCTGGAGCAATGACTTGCTTGCTGTTGGAGAGCCAAGCACCCCACCAGGAGAAGGTACTATTACCAATAATGTGGTAATCACATAATGACATGAGACACATATCTGTATAAGGACAGTTTGTCTCAGAAACAAAGAAGCGATCATCAGGGAAGATCTCCTGTACCTTAGCCCACTCTGGGTCATCGGTGAATACAATCGCTGTGGCATCGCTAGGAAGCTCTGCAAGGGCTTTCTCGTAGTAGTCTAGACCAAGTGCCTCGTGGTTGGGATTGGTCAAGTAGTCGGTCCTACGGACGTGTATAGCGATGACTTCACCACTGAGTTGACCACGCATGATCTCAGCTACTTCACGGTACTGAGGCTTGAATGTGAAAGTCTCACGAACCTCATCAGCAATGTGAGCGAACCACTTTTCACTCTGGAAGAAACCGTAGATGTTTACATCATGGTCAGGTAGACCATTGAATAGTTCCTCTTGAAAGTGGAACTTAGTCTCTGGGCATGTGGGAAATTTACTTAGTCCTTGGTATGGTTTGATGTCAAAGGCATCGTAGAGATTGCTACGTAGCTCTGTATAATAGGCACCACCAAATACATCCCTATGAGGGATGCAGAACTTGCGATTATACTTCCTAGCGAGCCCCATTAAAGCAGCATACTGGAACATCTGGTTACCCAAATGCCCCAAGTTACCTAGGTGATTGAATGAAATAGTCATAGTGCCTCCAGGATGGATTCTAGGCGGCGGATCATGCCTGTGTTTACAAATTGACTATTGCCTATGTATAGACCACGCTCGTGTAGAATGTCTGCGTTAGGGCACGGAGTATCATAGTCCTTTAGGAAAGGCTGCTTAAGTAGGTTACCACCAACAATCGGACGGTGCTCAATTCCATAGTGAATCAACTCACCTGATAGCTTCATTTGAGTAATTTTTTCTCTTGCGATGAGGGGTAAGCAGAAGCTACTCATGCGAGAATGACACTCAGGAACATAGAACTTATTAGCATGCTTGGTTAGAACTTCATGGAAGTACTCGTAGTTATAGTTACGAATACCAATGTTCTGGTTAAGACGTGGTAGTTGTGACTGACCTAGAACTGCACTGATGTCTGTGTTGCGGAAGTTGTAACCGTCAGTCATGAATAAGAACTGTGGATGAATCCCACGATTCTCCTCAGCATACTCACGGAACTTAGTGCTCTCACGAGCTAGACCATGTGAGCGCTTCATGCGCATGAGGTCATAGAGCTCGGTGTTGTTGGTGCTGACCATACCACCCTCTACGGTGGTCATGTGGTGACCGAAGTAGAAGCTGAAGGTGCCACCAACGCCATAGGTTCCTGCTTTCTTTCCACAACGCAGGAAGGCACCGTGACTTTCACAAACATCTTCTAGAATATCCGCGTCGGGAAAGAATGAAGAGAATACATCAACGCGAGCAGGAAATCCTAGAAGATGAGTAACAAAAACTGCACGAATATCCTTATGAGTTCGAGCAATATTAACCAAAGATCTTATATCAAAACTAAAATCCTGCAGATTAATATCACAGAAGATGGGAGTTAGGTTGTTCTGAATGATAGGGGCAATATTGGTTACCCAAGTGCACGCAGGAACAATAACTTTGGCTCCATCAGGAACTTGGTTTAGCTCTTTCCATGCAGCAACTAACAATGTGTTTGCCGTAGAACCAGAACTAACAAAGAGAGAGTGCTTCACACCAAGCCACTCACTCCACTGTTCCTCAAACTTCTTTACTTCTTTGCCCTGTGTGAGGCGACTGCTAGTCATGATGAACTTAGCAACCTTTAGGCGGTCAGTAAAACTGACAGCATCTTCCATTAATGACCAGTAAAAATCAGACATTCTCTAGGTACCACTGATAAGTCTTTTCAAGCCCAACTTCAAAGGGGGTCTTAGGCTCCCATCCTAGCACTTTGGCATAGGAGGAGTCAAGTAGCTTGCGAGGATTCCCGTTGGGCTTAGAGGTATCCCAGCCAATCTTTCCAGTATAACCAACTACTTTAGCAATACTTTCAGCAAGTTCTTTGATAGTAACATCGCGGCTTGTGCCTACGTTTACAGGACCTGCTTCATTATATGTATTCATGAAATACACGGCTGCATCAGCCAAGTCATCAACATAAAGGAACTCGCGCATAGGGCTTCCATCACCCCAGCACTCCACATATTCTAGCCCTTCTTTCTTGGCATTGTGGAAGCGGTTCATAAGAGAACCTAGGACATGACCCGAACCTTCATTAAAGTTGTCCCCAGGACCATAGAGGTTAGGAGGCATGATGGAGATGGCATTGAAACCATACTGCTCACGATAGAAGTCACACTGTTTGATGCCTGCAATCTTAGCGATGGCATAGGCATCATTAGTGGGCTCTAGAGCGCCCGTCAAGAGCTCGTCTTCTCTTAGGGGGTGCTGTCTACCAGCTGGGTAAATGCAGCTTGTGCCGAGGAACAGGAGCTTCTCTACACCACTACAGTATGCAGAGTCAATGACGTTACACTGCATCATGAGATTGTCATGGAGGAACTCTGCCTTACGAGTCTTGTTAGCCATGATGCCACCGACTAGGGCAGCAGCTAGGTAGACCTGAGTAACACGATTCTTGTAGAACCAATAGCGAACATCCGCCTGCTCACGTAGATCTAGATCCCCACTACGGGGACACAGAAGATCCATGTGACCTTCTGCCTGAAGGCGTCTCTTGATAGCTGACCCCGCTAGACCACGGGCACCGAAAATTGCAATTGTCATTGTCCGTTAAGCACCATTTCTTCTACTAGACCTCTAAAATCAGTCTTAGGTTCCCATCCTAGCACCTCCTTTGCCTTTGTGGCATCCCCTAATAAAGTCTCTACTTCTGCAGGGCGAAAGTACTTTTTATTTACCTTGACTACTGTGCGTCCTGTGTTAAGGTCAAAGCCAAATTCATCTAGACCTTCCCCACGCCACTCCAATTTAAAACCAAAGTAAGGAGCAGCCTCATCTACAAAGTCACGTACAGAGTACTGCTTACCAGTAGCGATTACATAGTCATCAGGCTTCTCCTGCTGGAGCATGAGCCACATAGCTTCTACGTAGTCCTTAGCATGACCCCAGTCACGCTTGGCATTAAGGTTGCCAAGAGTCAATTCTTTCTGTAAACCCACCGAGATGAGCGAGAGTGCGCGAACAATCTTACGGGTAACGAAGGTTTCACCACGGCGAGAAGACTCGTGGTTGAATAAAATGCCGCTACTAGCATGCATATCATAACTCTCACGATAGTTCTTGACGATCCAGTAACCATATAGCTTAGCAACCCCATAAGGGCTGCGAGGATACATGGGAGTTGTCTCCTTCTGAGGAGTCTCTTGAACCAATCCATATAATTCACTGGTGGAGGCTTGGTAAATGCGCACATACGTTTCCATTCCCAAGAGACGAACTGCCTCTAGGATTCTTAGCGTACCCAATGCATCAGTCTGGGCTGTGTATTCAGGCTGCTCAAAGGATACTTTGACGTGGCTTTGGGCGCCTAGATTATAGATCTCAGTGGGCTGTACTTTTTGAATGATTCCCACCAAACTTAGGGCATCAGTGAGGTCTCCATAATGAAGTTGGAGACGATGAAAAATATGATCGATCCTACGGGTATTAATTTGTGATGTACGACGAATAATACCATGCACTTCATAGCCTTTTTCGAGGAGAAGTTCTGCTAGATAAGATCCATCCTGTCCTGTTATTCCTGTGATTAAAGCTACTCTCATACCATTGAGTTATTTTTTATATTATAGCATATTTTAATAAAACTGAGTATCTTTCCACCAAAAGATAATAGTGTGTCGATGAGCTTTAGAAACTTTGGTAAGACCATGCGGCACCTTGGTACCATCAAAAAAAGTTAGCCTCCCTGGAACTGGTGTGATTCCCATCGCCTCCGCAAAGAAAACACCCCCATCAAAATCATCATTCAAGTACAGGAGACTGTTGTAATCTTCACGCTTTTCATCTCTCTTATAGGTATGTGTATGGGGCTGGGATTCACTTCCTATACACCACGTCTGCAACTCAGCCAAACTAAGAGTGAGTTTAACTCTCAAAGTACTTTCCAAAATCCCCTTTACTATGTCAATGATTGGGTCATCATCATCCAGTTGGAGATTTCTGGTGGGGTGAAAAGCCATGTAAGGATTACCCATTTGCACTTGCTGATGAAAGTGCGTGCTGATCTTATTATAATATTTGGCTAGGAGATCTTTATCAATATCAGTATCAATAATATGCATGGACTTACTTCCTTTTAGAAATTATAGCACAAAAAAAGCACCTATAAGGTGCCCGTTTGAGGATCATGCTCGCCACTTATTTTTGCACAGGAAATAAGAAACCTGTTGCTTTAATTATAATGACTCCACAGCACTCTGCAACTTCACTTAATAAAATGTTAGCTGGAAGAGCTTAGCTACATCTAAGCTACCAAAAATTAAGAGGAGAACAAGCACATCCCATAGCTTAAACTTAAGGACAAAGGGCATTATCAAGGAGTTACTTGTTAGTTTTAGTATCAATGCTGTTTCTGTATCTCCCCAAAGAAGGGTGAAATAACCAATGACGGCGAGGGTGTTACCTATGTATCGTAGGAAACCTTCTTTAGTCAAACCATTCAACATCGTCTTTCACATAGCAATACTGACCTGTTAACCATTTCGCATATTCAATATCTTCCATAGCAAAGAGGCACTGCTGTTGATTATCAAAGAGATAAACATCATTCCAGCGCTTACTATAATCACACTTAGTTTGAAGGCGGTAGTCTGGCATACCATTGAGTTCAATGATGCCTTTCTCCACGAAGCGAAACCCATTAATCTCTAGCAAAGTTTTCATCAAACCTGCTCCAGAGAAAGATCGTGCTTGAGGCACTCCAAAAGAATCTGGTAGTCCTCTACTGCATCACCTGTAAAGTTGACACCCTGCTCTTCATAGTACTTGAGTACTTTTTTATAGAGCTTGGGCTGGGAGTAGTCTAGTTCGATAGTGCGGTTAATAGCATCTTGGAAGATGCCTACCGACTTACGAAACTTAATTCGGAGGCTCATAGCTGGGCTTTATTTACCTCCTAATTATACACCCTCCCCAAGGAATCTGTAAAGGGGGTGTGCCAATTACTTAAGCATCCTCACCATACTGTTCTTTGAAATCCTCGCGTGCCTTTTCCATGCGTGCCTTGATTGACTCAAAGCCTGCAGCCACATCACCGAAGCGCTTATCCCATGTGTCGCCATTCTCTACACCACGCGATGGGTTGATGCATCGGTTATCACCTAGGTTGTTGCAGACTAGACCAGCTAGATCAGCTTCATTACCTTTGTTACCTGTTGCCCAGGTGTGTTGACCATTAATCCAAACTGCACCGCACTTCTCACACTCCTTGCGGCTGATGGACAGGTCACTAAATTCACGTTCCATGTTAGTTAGGGGGTTAGATTACATGATCAGCGGGCACACCTGCAGGGAACCTAGATCCCATAGCAAGCTCCCGAACCTCTATAGCTTTTTTTGAAGCCTCTTCTCGTCCCTGAACTTCACTAGCTAAGACCGAGAGAATTTCTTCATAGATGCGACGACCGCTATAGTCGGAGTCTTCAATGTATTCACAAATAATTTCAGCGAGGATCTCTCTCCTCCTTGTCTGATAAGATTCCATAATGTTCTAGATCAAAAAGATACTCTAGGTAAGTCATTCTACCACGATTTTGCATCCATTGTGCACCATCGTAATTATCTGGAAAGATTTCCCATTCTTCTTCATCTAAGAATCCATACATGCAACTTTCTCCGTCATTAGAACTCCTTCAAGATGATCATATTCATGAAGAAGAACTCGTGCATCCATTTTGTTTAAACACCAGTATTTATACTCGCCATCCACAGTCTGAAATTTAACTCTCACTTTGGCGGGTCGCGTAACAATACATGTCTCACCAGGGATACTGAGACACCCTTCTGGCATGGGTACAGTTTCGGGGGAAGTCCAACTAATGCGAGGATTGATCATCTCCTGGACTTGTCCAGATGCCATCCTCACTATTAAAATTCTTAGATTGTGTCCTACTTGGGGAGCAGCTAAGCCAATACCATTCCACTCTACCATTTTTACCTTCATCTCATTCACCAGCTCAATGACTGATTCGGTGATGTCAGGTACGGAAAAGGATGGTCGGGTTAAGCACTCATTACCAATCGTCTTAAGAACCAAATCCACGACGCTCCTCCTTACGAACTTTCTGTTTGGTTTCCCTTAACTCCCTCAGCTGTTTTTTCATAAAGATTAGCTCCTCTTCATTGTAGAGATGGCTGTTGTTGTCAAGTGCATTGTTAATGTACTTGATGATCTTTTCATAGCGAGACATAGTTTTCAATCAGCAGGATCTACCCAAGGGGCTCTTACACGCATTTCTCCTCCTAGAGGAGTATCTCCCTCTTCCTCTTCCGAGAAAATAGGAAGAACTGGAGGGGGAGGATTTATTTTATCCTCTTCCTTCCAGTAATTATCAATTGCCCTATCTACATCTCTCTCAATTCTCCTCTCTAAAAGATGAGAATAGGAAAGCACGAGTTCGTTAATGTCCTCAATTTTGAATTCACGCCCGATCTCATCGATAAGGTCCCATAGACTTTCTTGGCTTACCTTGAATAGTCTATGTAGTAAGTCTACCAGAAGTCCCAGAAAAAAGCCAACAATCATTAACCTGACTGGATCTTTTTTCTTCTTTCCAACACGAAACTGGAAATGAAAATCGGGTAGCTTCATCGGTCACCTGAAGTTAATTATATTTATTATGCAGGTACCTCAACAATCTTGAGTCTTGATGCATAATTGTGTGCATATGCAGTTCTATTGCCATGCACACCCCATCCTAACCAATAGTAAGCCTTATTCATATAATAATGAATACTATTACCTTCGGTCTGCATGTACTTCTCAATGTCTTTCCACTCTCGTTCAGTGAAGAGATAGGAAATTTGAGCGTCAGCAGTAGAGGGGTTGATCCCCATGCGCCATGCATGGTTACCTAGACCCATATAGCGATGGTAGCTGGTCCATTGTATCAGTCCATAGCCTCCTGAGGAGCAGTGGTGATACTGAACACGGTATCCACCTTCACAGATGTTGGGGTGGAATTTAGACTCCTGCTTCACGTTACCTAAGATGGTAGCGATAGCATTTTTGTCTTTGATGCCTCTCTCTTGGAGGGCATTTACCAACCGGAGCTCTACGTGAGAGCCCCCAATCAATGTCCATTTTTCAATGGTTTCTGGCTTCGGAGGAGCCTGGAGCTCAGCAGTGGGAGGTTCAACTGGGTCGGGTAAAGGGAAAGCGGCGGTAACGCCATGACCCAGTGCAAAGATCGCACCAGTGAGCAGAAGGTAGTTGCGAAGTTTCAAAACAAATCAATAATAGGGAACAAGGGGTGGTCTCACACACCTTCCGCTGGATTGCGGAATCCCATAAATAATATCATAAGACCATCTCACTTGTCCAATCGATGTGCCAGTATAGGAAGTGACCCATGGAAAATAGATATCGTTATATGAATGACATTGATAGTTGTATCTATCATCTATCCGAACTAATTTTCGCTAACTGGGAACAGAAAAATAATACTATAGAACACGTTCAAATTCAAAAAACCTCCCCTCCTCCTCCAGACCCCACATAAGGGCGCCCGTCTGGTTATTAATACCCCTATCCATCACGTGGTAATGAGTACTACCCAGATAGGCTTCATTAATGTAAGTAATACCCCCCAATTTAGTGTGGGTACTGGTCACAAAACATCCACTTTCTAGTCTAAAGACCATATCCATCTCAGGATTCTTCACAATAATGTGACCGTCATCATGGTGAACGGTAACATTGAAGGAGCGATAGGGCTGCTTCTTTTTTTCATACCTATACGTGCAGTGAAACTCAGTGTCATTAAGACGCTTGTGTTCCACATGCACATAGGGAGCTGCGCGGGGATTACGAAAAGCTTGATTGCGGTTACTCCACTTCCCCTCAAACCAATTACAAAATAACTCAGTCATTAGCTCATCCAGAGATCGCCTTCCGCAATGCGGCGTCTACGTAGACCTTCTTCCACGGAGGTGCCTGGATTGCGGTACAGATAGAGGGCATCAGGTACCTTATCCCACTCCTGTAGTTTGAGAACTCGGGTGATTGTTTGGAAATTCTCCCCACCATAGAAGTGAGCTCCTAGATTATAGGCAAAGCTCAACAATGCACCATGCTGATTATCATTCATGTCTGCCCAATAAGGAATTGTCTTCTCTAGGACAGAGAGATAATCGTTGCGTAGCTGATGATCTAGGAGAATATCCGCTTTCTCACGTGAGATTTTGTCTCCCAGGGAGAAGAGTGAACCATCAATATCCTTTGTAGAACCCCAACCAATGGTAATGGGAAGACCGCCAGATAGAGGATCAGGATAGGCATGGATCATTCCGTCTTCTTTTTGAACATGGAGTCCCTCAAACTGTTTAATAAGTTCAACACCAGCTGAAGGAAGGACCCCAGACCCAGACTTCTTTTCTTCTACTTTCGCGTCAAAGACACGCCCCCAACCACTTCCATGACCGTCTACAGTCCATCGAGCTTTAAGGACACTTGCTTCATACACAACAGACTTACCTTTGTATACGGAGCTTGTATAGCCGTCGTAGAGGTCTCCATAGGGGTCATGACAGATGTAGTTACCCTTAGAGTCCTTACCGATCACAACGATCATATGACCCCCTGTGGGGTTCTGTAGCGTCCCCCTATGAAGGATACCAATCACAACAGGACGCTTAGCTAATAGCTCTGCATCAAGATCAACAAAGTCTAAGTTATAACGGAACTCGGACTTGACACCATAGTCATTGAGTACAGCAGTCTGTACAGCATGATCAGTGGTATCACCGATGTTGAATACCTTACGAATGTACTCATCATCTCCCTTCGGTCCTTGGAGAGTACCTGGACGGAAGTACTCCAATGCCATGGCACATGAAGAGGAGTTACATGTACGCTCTGGTTGAGTGTAGTTATCCGTCTGTGGATAATAAGGAACAGCTAGAACTAGCTCAGGATCCTCTGGCTTAGGCTCTGGCTTGTTTCTATAGGTTTGTACCCACTTAGCGCTATCGTCTAAGAGAGAGGGCTCCACGTCTGCTAGAGCAGCTTCTAGTTGATCAATAGCTTCACGATGATGTTTAAGCTCATCGTTGTAGTACTTGAAAAAATTATGTAAATCGATTCTCATAGGAAAACCTTTTTAGATAGTCTATTTAGTTAGTTTTCCCAATAATCTTTCTTGAAATAACGGTTGAGAATCTGGTTATTGTAGTACAAAGGCTCTCCATTCTCTAACTTTTCAGTCAATACCTTGTATTTGAAGAGTGCTTCTGTCTCTGCAAAGTTGGTTTTACCTACTGTTTTATGTAGTGAAATTATCTTTCTTGTGAAGTTTTCAACACCAAACTCCTTTACATCAGCCTTTAGTTGGTCATTAGAACCGTAGTACTTTTTCCAGTCACTTTCAGTGGTTACTCTACGGTTTTTACCTTTTGGTTTTCTCTTTTGCCAGAAGTACTTTCTACCTATGTACTTTTGACCTGTTAGTTGATTCTCAATAAGGTACACGAATCCATAGTGATCCCCTATCTTCTCAGTAGTAAATACTCTTCCCTTATATTTCCATGGATTGGGATAATTAACAGCCAACTGTCAAGTAGTTCTCTATAAGTATCTATAATAGTTCCGATCACCCTCTACAAGGCTGATTCTACACAAAAAAAGGGGCTCTGTCAAGAGCCCCCCTTTAATATTTTAACCACGGATGGTTTTTTCATTGCTCCTCATAACCTGCGCGAACCAATCACGCAAGTGAATACAATAGCAAGACCAATATCTACAACCTCGATAAGTTAACTGATAGCACGCTGGTGGGCGACTGTCTCCATCCATATCTTTATAGTGATAGAGGTAAAGCATTAAGGGGCAGCATCTGGGTACTTAAGTATTTAGAAAAAGCACCCCCTACCATCACTTAAGTGTATCAACAGCAGCTAAAGCTTGCTGGCGCATGGCTTCTGGGAGAGGAACATATCCTAGACCGTCTGCCTTCGCCTGCTGCTCTTCAGATAGGAAGTAGCGTAGGGCTGGCTTGATGTCCTCATTCTTGACACTATCGGGATATGCGAGCATCCAAGTGAGGGATACGATGGGATATGCGTTAGCACCCTTGGGGTTGGGGTCGGTGCCACGTAGCTTGTCATCAAGGACAATACCTGCCAATCCAGCAGCGGAAGTGTCGCTGTTGGGGAGTATGTAGTTGCCATCCGCATTTTCGATAGCAGCTACCTGCATCTTGCCATTCATGGCATAGCCATAGTTCACATAGCCTAGAGCACCAGGGAGGTTGTTGATGCTAGCGGCTACACCACTGTTGCCCTTAGCACCCGAACCAGCAAGCCAGCTAATGGCTTTACCGTTACCTTGCTCCCACTCGGGAGAGAATGCGTCTAGAGAGGCTGTGAAGCCTGCTGTGGTGCCTGAACCATCAGAGCGATAGATTGGCTTGAGTTCCAAGCTAGGGCAACCGAAGTAGCTCCAGTTGGAGATTTTGCCGTTATAAATGCGAACCAGCTCGGTCTGTGTGATCTTCACATCGGGACAGCTGGGGTTGTTATATGCTACAGCAATAGCACCACCAGTCATTGGAATTTGAACAACGCCCATAAAAGGCATCTTCTCATCGCTGATGGCTTTGTCGGATGCACCGAAGTCTATAGTGCCTGCCTCATATTGGCGAACACCAGCTCCGCTACCGACAGCTTGATAATTAATCTTGTTGCCCGTCTCTTGGGCATAGCTTCCCATCCACGCTTGGTAGAGGGAGTTTGGAAAGGTTGCTCCAGCGGCGTTTAGAGTGGTGCCAGAGGAGCCACAGGCAGCCAGGAGGGCAGCTGAACCTAGTACAGCTGCGATCTTGAGTGTCTTCATTGAATTTTTTTATGCGGACACTGTATATTAGGACACCTTAATTAAGCCATAATTAAGCCCGTTCACATTCCGTATTATTCCTTGGCTGGTGTGTCGGACAGGAGATAATCCGCAACGCTATCCAGATCAGCTGCAGAAGTGGTTAGCTTAGCCTGTACCCATGCGGGGAGCTGGAGGTCACCATCACCACCAATGTAGGTCTTAATGCGCTTACAAGCGTCCTCAGCCGTAGCTAACTGGCGTAGGATCATGTAGCCTTCAGGATCATCCTTGACCCCACTAGCTATTTCTTCCTTGTTTCCTTCATTAAGACTCTCTCCGTTCTCCACAATTTCCAGAATGGACTCCGCTGCTTCCACGCTCATACCTTTTAAGATCACATCGATTTCATGAATAGAATGCGCGTGACCAGCACCCAATAAGTGCTCAGCAATGTCCACGTAAATGTTTGTAGACTCTTGAGTTTCTTCTGCCATCTTCGAGCCCTGGAGGGCTAGCTCAATCAACTCGTTCCTTTCCATTACGCTGCCACATGATTTGAATTATTTATAAAAAAAGAGCCCCGTTTAGGGCTCAACTTCATAGTGAGAAACCAGAAAATTGATTCTCTGTCATGTCTTGTTTGATTCCTCCACTGATGTAAGAGGTGATCTCTGTTTCCTGAGGGGCAACCTGGACCCCTTTGGAGTTGAGCCAATGCTCTGTCCACGGTAAGGGGTTGTTCTTAGCAGGTACATCATAGATTGGGTCTAGACCAATTGCCTTCATGCGACGGTTAGCCACCCACTCCACGTAATTGGATAGGAGTTTTTCATTGAGACCAATCATTGAGCCGTCCTTGAATAGGTACTCAGCCCATGCTCTCTCTTGATCAACTGCCTTCTTAAAAGTCTCTACCATCCAAGGCTTCTCTTCCTCAGCGATTTCTAGCATCTCTGGATCATCACCCTTAGTCCAGTTCTTGAGCACATTCTGGCTGATGACTAAGTGCTGTGATTCATCACGTGCAATCAAAGAGATAATTTTTGCAGAGCCTTCCATGACTTTGAGTTCACCAAAGGCAAAGCTACAAGCAAAGGAAACATAGAAACGGATACCTTCTAGGATGTTGACATTAGCCATGGCGCGGAACATCTTGCGCTTAAGCTCTCTGCGAGCATCCTGAGCCATGGGAACGCCTTCCTGGGCAAACTTCCATGTACCAGACTCATACTCATTAGCAGCCTGGAGAAAATCATTATAAGCCTCAGTAACGGTCTCGGCACGCTCTAGGATCTTTTCATCCTGGAGAATGGTATCAAAGACTTCACTAGGATCACTGTAAATATTCTTAATGATATAGGTGTAGGAGCGTGAGTGAATCATCTCCATGAATTCCCAGACCTTGAGGCAGCCCTCTAGCTCAGGTAGTGAGCAGTAAGGAGCGAAAGCCATACCAGGACCACGACCTTGCACAGAGTCCAAGAGGATCTGGTACTTGAGGTTGGAGGTGAAGATGTGCTTCTGCTCTGGGCGGAGCTTCTGGTAGTCAGCACGGTCCTTCTGGAGGGAGACCTCTTCAGGCTTCCAGAAGTAACCGATCTGCTGCTGGGTTAGTTTTTCAAAAATAGGATACTTGTATGAGTCGTACCTCTGGACTCCCAGAGGCTGACCGAAGAACATTGGCTGCTTTTTAGTGTCAACTGCCCTGGAGTTGAACACAGTCATGCCATCAATGGGCTTCGTTGACTTAATGAGTTCCATAGCTTAGTAGGTGAGAAGGTTATTATATCAAGGTGACTTAGATCTTACAAGAATCACAGTCATCATCGTCAGCTCCCTCAAGAGCTGCTACGAGATTATCAAGTTCAGACTTTTTCTCGTCTTCTACGCCGTCGTTAGACATATCGTAGGTGTTTTGGTAGTAGGAAGTTTTCCAACCGTACTTATATGTATTCAACCAATCTTGAACCATAACTGATACGGGCACTTCGTTGTTTGGATAGTGCTTAGGATTGTAGCTCCAGTTACCAGAGATAGCCTGGTCAAAGAACTTCTGCATGACAGCTACGATGTTGATGTAGCCTTCATTGCTTTCCATCTCCCATAGTAGATCGTAGTGGCTCTTAAGTGTGTTGTAAGAGGGAACGATCTGCTTGAGTGAGCCTTTCTTGCTCTTCTTAACGGAGAGGAAGCCACGAGGGGGCTCGATACCGTTGGTTGCGTTACAGACCACAGAGGAGCTCTCTGAGGGCATCTGAGCGCTTAGAGTGGAGTTACGCTCATTCTCAACTAGCTGATCAACATCCTTCTTATAGGTGTCGATGGGGAGGATGCCCTGACTGTACTTGGTGCGATCAGACCAACCACAAGCACCCTTCTCTTTGGCGAGGTTTACAGTAGCACGGATTAGGTAGTACTGGAAGTGCTCAGTTAGGTGATGGACTAGCTCCCAAGCATCAGGATCACTGTACTTGACGTGGTTCTTGGCTAGGTAGTGTGCTAGACCAATGTAACCAATACCCAAGGAACGGCGATTCTTGGTGGCTAGTTCGGCAGCAGCGATAGGATAGCGCTGGAAGTCGATAAGCTCGTCTAGACCACGTACAGCGAGGTCACAGAGCTCTTCCATCTCTTCTAGGTTACGTAGCTTACCTACGTTGATAGCAGAGAGGATGCAGAGTGCGACCTCACCCATATCTTTCTTTTCTCCTGCAATTTGCTGAAGAAGTAGATCATCAAATGAATGGAATACCTTATCAATAACAGGTAAAGTCTTGACTGCCTTGTCGATTACGGGAATCTTGTAGCTGCCGATTTGATGTAGAAGTGTCCTAAAGGTAGAGAATACAGGAGAGAATCTGCCAGCATCAATTCTAACAATAGGCTTGGTGGGTAGAGTGATCTCCTGGCATAGGTTAGACATTTCAACCTTGTCTAGGAAGCTGCTGTGGCTGTTGCAGTGGTCAAGGTTCATAATGTAGATACGACCTGTCTCTGCACGCTCCTTGAGTAGGTCAAGGATTAGCTCCTGAGCTTTTACAGTCTTCTTAGGGATCGAAGAATCTCCTTCATATCGGACATAAAGTTCATCAAATGCAGGAGTGCCAAAAGCCTCATAAAGACCAGGAACATCATGAGGAGAGAACAGAGTGATATCGGCGTTTTGGATGAAGCGCTCATAGAATAGCTTAGACAGCTGGATGGAGTAGTCTAAACGACGAACACGGTTATCCTCTGTACCTTTGTTATTCTTAAGAACCATTAGATCCTCGATCTCCTGGTGCCAGATGGGGAAGTGAACGGTTGCAGAACCACCACGGATACCATTCTGGGTGCAGCAACGGACAGTTGCCTCAAACTTCTTAAGGAAGGGGATTACTCCCGTATGGCTGACTTCGCCACCACGGATCTTACTGTTGAGTCCACGGATTCTGCCGGCGTTGATCCCGATTCCAGCTCTTTGCGCAACGTATCTACCAATAGCCATATCAGAGCTAAAGATAGAATCGAGACTGTCATCGGCATCAATAAGAACGCAGCTAGCGTACTGCCTAAGGGGCGTTCTAACACCTCCCATAATAGGCGTTGGAATATTGATACGGTGCTTTGATGTTGCGTCATAATATTTACGGACATAAGACATACGAGTTTCCTTAGGATAGCGCGAGAAAATAGTCGCAGCAATCAGAAGGTACATAAATTGGGGAGTCTCATACATGATGCCGTTGGTACGGTCCTGCACGAGATATTTGTCTAAGACTTGACGGAGACCAGCGAAGGTGAAGATGTAGTCACGGTCATGATCAATGATGCGATCAAACTCAGCAAACTCTTCTTCGGTGTATAGGTCTAGAATTTCAGGATCATATACACCAGCGTCAACGCACTTCTTTACTTGGGCACGTACTGTAGGTAGCTCATGCATGCGACCATATAGTTGCTTGCGTAGAGCAAACAACATTAGACGGGCAGCAACAAACTGATAATTAGGATGCTCCAGATCGATAAGATCACTAGCGGATCTAACGAGGATGTCTTGGATTTGTTGGGTGGTGATGCCATCATAAAACTGAATATTGGAATGCATCTCGACTTGCGATGCAGATACACCTGCGAGCTCTTCACAGGCAGCTTCGACCATAACATGAAGCTTGTTAATGTCCAGGGGTTCTTTAGTTCCCGAGCGCTTGATTACGCTGATTTCCCCGATCATAGTCTTTTCCATTCGTTAAACTTAATTCGTGCGGTAAGTGCGGAGTATGTATTCGATTCTAGCATAGATTGAACGTTAAGTCCTGCTAAAACCATGTCATTAATGTCTTTTTGCTCTACGCGGGATGGGAAGATGACAAGCTTCTTTCCCTGGTCGATGACCTTCTCAATACGTGAGCAGATCTCTCGGTTACGTGGTTCATTGTCATAGACATAAACCAAATCCTTGAGTCCAAGACTATCGAGTGATACATCGGCACCACACATAGCGATGGCATTGGGGATAAAAGTAGAGTCAAAAGGTCCTTCTACGACATAGACAGTCTTGCTAGGATCAATTTTCTCAAGCCCATATACTTTTGGATGGTCCTCCTGAAGCATGATAGTAATATATTTAACCTTGCTTGGACCAAGGGCTCTGCCCTGGAAACCAAATAGATTACCTTCTTTTGTGTACAGAGGAATGACGATGCGAGAATCATCATAGTCAGTACTATCAAAGGCTTTAGTTAACGTATTAGCCCACTCTTTAAAGCTCTCTGCATAATAGAATTTCTCAGGATTTAGCTTGCGCTTCTCTAAGTATTCTTTGGCAGCAGGATTCTCGGCTGCCTTAGGGAGATTAATTTTTGTCTTCTTCTTAAAGACGGGCTTTCTAAACTCAAACTTAGGATTCGGTGTGGGATAGCACTTACCTGTATGACCTTCCTTAAACTTCTCCATTATATATTGCTTGTGGAGAATAGGATCAAGTTGCTTTAGGAAGTTATTGAAGGACATACTAGCGCCACAATTATGACACTTGTAGTTTGTATTATTCTTTACAACATAAAGATATCCCCTCGTTTTGGATCGGTTCTTGGAGGAATCCCCACAGATGGGGCATCGGAAATTATAGAGATCCGCTTTCTTCCTTGAGAACTTCTCCAAACGAGGGGATAAGAGGCTTACAAATTTGGAATCAACGAGGTCCATTATGTGGAGAGTGGCGGAAGGCTACGACTTACGCTCTATTATAGCAGACTCTGGGGTGGTCTGCGAGGGGAGGATAAGTGTAACAAGCAACTCAGATTGGAGGATAAGGGCGATGGTGACCACAATCCCCATTCCAATCCAGACTCGACGTTCCAAGGTGCGAAGGCGAGAAGAAGTCTTATTTTGATGATCTTCCATTTTGGTTTCTAGATGGGCAATGTCCCTTGCGGTTTCAGCCGCAGATTCTCTTGCGAACTCTAGTTTTTCCTCATGAACGGCTAGCATTCGGCTAACGTTGACGCTTAGGTCACTAAGCTTCTCAATAGTATCATCGAGTTTGGAGATGACTTCCACCATGTTGAACACCTTCTCTTCCAAAACTGCCAACTTTACGTTTTCAGCTTCGTTTTCTGCCATTTTTAGCTCCTTTTCTAGATTGTTTTATCGCTTGACGGTAAAACATGTTGAGCTTTCTGTGTTTGCGTTTTCTAAGATCCACGGGAGGTAAGTCGGGAGGTAGTCCCGCCATATTTCCATTGACCTCAGCTGTCCCTGGATAGGGGAGCTTATGTCCACCGCTTCCAGCACCGAGACCACCAACGCTCATGCCTTCCTCTTTCA